GCAAGATCCTGAAGAAGGTTGCTACCTCTCTTGCTGTTGCTGACCATGACTTCTGCGAGAACCTTGCCAACTGGGCAGACATTATCCGACGCACTTTTAAAGACGGTGGTATTGATGAAGTGATTTCTACCCGTCGCCTTGTGCATATCATGCGAGCCTTCGCTATCTGGGGTGACCGTATGAAAGCGATCAAGGTTTGTGTGAACCGTTTTGATGACGAAACCAAGCAGTCATTCATTGAACTCTATGATAAAATTGATGCTGACATCCAAACTGAGGAGGTTCCTTTCTGATGATTGATATTGGCGATTGTCGTTTTATTGGCAGCATCATCTCCATACGTGGAGCTGGTTCTGCCAGAGTCCGAAGGGTTGATGGTGATAAGATTGTTGCCATGACTCTTGACGGTCACTGCAAAGAATGCTACTATAATGATATTCAGTATGTCTGGAAACCTTGAACGCATGAACAAATATAATGAAGACGCTCTGATTACAGAGCTACGTGATTACATTTCTGGAACTTATGGACAACACTACTCTGCTGGTAATGATGCAATTCAAACGTTAGACTTGATTGAAGCATGTGGTGACGCCGAGGCATTCTGCCGAAGCAACATCCTTAAGTATGCTTCCCGCTATGACAAGAAGGGTTGTGCCCGTCGTGATATTATCAAGATCCTTCACTACGGTCTTCTCCTTCTTCACTTCAATGACAAAAACGCTACCCGTGAAACGTATCCTCAATGAGCAAAGTTATCCTATCTAAGAAAACTCTAGATGTCCTCAAGAACTTCAGCACGATCAACTCCTCCATTGTCTTCCGCAAGGGAAGCACTGTACGGACCATCTCTAACGCAGAGAACATTCTCGCAAAGTTTACTGGCGAGGAAGTATTTCCTAATGACTTCGCTATCTATGATCTTAGTCAGTTCCTTTCTGGGATCTCTCTGTTTAGCGACCCTCAGCTTGAGTTTGACAACGAAAGTTTTGTCAACATCCGTGGCGGTCGTCAGTCTGCTCGCTATTACTTTTCTGATCCAGAGATTACGCTCAAGTCTGCTCCAGAAAAGAATGTAAAGTTCCCTGGTGCCGATATTCAATTCAATCTCTCTGGTGAAGATCTAATTGCTCTGCAGAAAGCATCTGCTGTCTATAGTCTACCCGATCTCACATTTGACACCACTGAAGGTTCTATCAAACTTATCCTCCGCGATAAAGAGAATGATACCAGCAATACTTACGAACAAACCACGTCTGGTGATTTTACTGGCGACCATTCTTTGGATCTTAAGATTGAAAACATTCGTCTTCTTCCTGGTGATTACACCGTTAAGGTTTCTAAACACCTTATTTCTGAATGGACTAATCAGAATCTTGATCTCACCTATTACATCGCACTGGAGCCCTGATGAGACACATCCTTTTTACACTCAAAGAGTGTAACAAATCGTTCTTAGATGACGAAAGGTTTGTAAGGGATGTTGTTTACCAGGCATCAGTCAAATGTAAATCAACTTTATTAGCACTCAACTCACACAAGTTTGAACCTCAGGGTGTCACTTGTGTGGCGATGCTCGCTGAAAGTCATATCAGCATTCACACTTGGCCAGAGTTGGGTATGGCAGTGTGCGACATTTTCACCTGTGGGGATCACACGAAACCCAAGGAAGGTGTAAAATATATGAAGATGATGCTTGACGCAAAGAGCATTGTTAGTAAATCGTTTACGAGACCTTTGGAATGACCTATCAAAAGGGTGATGTTTTCCTTGACAGGGAAACACACAAGTTGTATATTTTTGATGGGAATGAATGGTTGGAAATTGTTCCTACCTCTATATTGAAAAAACCTGATTGGAATTGATTATGAGTAAAGAATTTCTCTGGGTAGAGAAATACCGCCCCAACATTGTTGAAGATTGTATCCTCCCTGCAAGCACTAAGGAAGTGTTTCAGGGTTTTGTCAACCAGGGGGAACTTCCTAACCTGCTGTTGACAGGCACTGCAGGCGTCGGTAAGACCACCATTGCCAAGGCGATGTGTGAGGAGATCGGTGCGTCCTACATCGTCATCAACGGGTCCGACGAGGGGCGTTTCCTAGACACGGTGCGTAATCGTATCCGTCAGTTCGCTAGCACCGTCTCTCTGACCTCTGGGGCGTCCCACAAGGTCGTCATCATTGATGAGGCAGACAACACCACTAACGACGTGCAGCTGTCCCTCAGGACCGCCGTAGAGGAGTTCCACAGCAACTGCCGCTTTATCTTCACCTGTAACTTCATCAATAAGATCATTGAACCACTGCACTCCCGTTGCACGGTGGTTGATTTCAGGATCAAACCTGAACAAGCAGTTCAACTGCAAGGAGAATTCTTCACTCGTCTCAAATCTATTCTCGTCCATGAACAAGTTCAGTATGAGGACAAAGTTCTTGCTAAGCTTGTCCGTAGGTATTATCCTGATTGGCGTCGCCTTATTAACGAGTGTCAGCGGTATGCCGCTACTGGTAGTATTTCGTCTGCTATCCTTGTGGATGTTGCTGATGTTAATCTGGATACATTACTTGCGTCCCTGAAGAAGAAAGAGTTTACCAATGTGAAGAACTGGGTTGTTCAACACATGGACAATGATCCTACGATGGTGATGCGTAAGATCTACGATAGTCTGTATGAGGTTCTGAAACCTGCTTCTATTCCCGAGGCAGTTCTAATCATCGCCAAATATATGAACAGTATTCCTATTGTTCCAGATCAGGAGGTTAACTTATTGGCATGTCTTACAGAAATTATGATGAGTTGCGAGTTCAAATAGATTATGAATAACTTAAAAGTAAACCCATTCACCTTACCGCAACCATCATTGTTGCGTGTTGATTTTTCTGAGATTAATTCTGATATTAAAAAAATTTGTTTTGATTTGTTAGAGGAAGAAAATAAAGAATCTCATAACGAATTTCTTGCTGGAAATTTAAAACATGAATATGTTGCTCCAGAAGTAATACGAAATCTAATACAAGAACATATCCCTAACATTATTAACAATACAGAATTAAGTTCTTGCTGGATAAATTTTCAAAAAAAATATGAATTTAACCCAAACCATAATCATGGTGGAGATTATAGTTTTGTTTGGTGGATTAATATTCCATATGATATACAGGAAGAATTATCTTTAGACTTTGTAAAAAATTCTAGAGATCCATCTGCTTCTAAATTTTCTTTTACGTATCCAGACTTCACTGGAATGTTGAAATTTTATTCAATACCTGTAGACAAAAAAGACGAAGGAACTTTGATACTGTTTCCATCAAAGTTAGTTCATACAGTGTATCCATTTTATACATCAGATGATTATAGAATTTCAATATCAGGAAATTTGTTATTCAAAAAATGAAAATCAAAACTACACCAGAAAATGTCAAAGAAGCCCATGAAGGACTTTTTTATGCTACAATGAATCTACCTGCTGCAGCTGCACACTGTGGCATGACCCAGAAGGAGTTAAAAATGACGTTCTTTGAGTATCTTAAGTACAATGCCCCAAACTTTGAAATCACTGAAGACACCGCTCCGCTACCCAGGGGGCAAAAGCAGGGCACTAGCAAACCTGTTCCAGTTCCTCCCAGACCTTTCCCTGGCAACAGAGTATCGTGAACCATTCTTGGGCGGCGGTAGCGTTGCCCTTGAGGTTAGTAAGCGTTATCCCAAACTGAATATTTGGGTCAATGATTTGTATGAACCTCTTGCTAATTTCTGGAAGACTCTCCAGGATGATGGATACAAATTGCATAAACGTCTTCAAGAACTGAAGTCAAGGTATCCAGATCAAGGGTCTGCACGTGGATTATTTGAAGAAGCAAAAACTGTTGTGAATGATTATGATCAACCCTCTCTATATCGTGCTACTGCTTTTTACGTTATTAACAAGTGCTCTTTTTCTGGTCTCTCTGAGTCCTCATCCTTTAGTGCCCAGGCATCTGATTCAAACTTCTCAATGCGAGGGATAGATAAACTCCCAGCATATACGCAACTGATCCAGAATTGGAAGATCACTAATGCTAGCTACCAAAAGTTACTTACCGACGACAGATCTGTCTTCACCTACCTTGATCCGCCCTATGAAATTGGATCTAACCTATACGGAAGGAAAGGTAATATGCACAAATCATTTGACCACGATGGGTTTGCTTCCCTTTGTGATCGGTTTATTGGTCCTCAACTAATATCTTATAATTCGTCTCAACTCATACGTGAGAGGTTCCAGGGGTGGACAGTAGCAGAATTTGCACACACTTACACCATGAGGAGCGTGGGGAGTTATAATACAGATCAAGCGTCTCGCAAGGAACTAGTCCTTTTTAATTATGAAGTGTGAAGTCACCCTCTACGTTGCAGGTCACGTCTTCAAGGAAGAAGTTTATGCCCGTGACTATCAGGAAGCAAGGCAAGTTGCCCTTGCTCGCAACCCCAACGCAAAAGTTATTGGAGTTACTGCCAAACTCTAATGTGGAGAATCTGGGCAAAAGCATTGGGGCAGAAAGATGGACGAAATGACAGAGAAGCAGATATTGTTGCTGGCATACGCACCCTTATTTTTGTTTCTTACTTGGTTACCAACCTTTTTATTATTAGTGGAGTGATTAGACACTGGAATGACGTACCAACTAAAAGACTACCTGTACTCAATCAACCAATCTAAAAGGAGCATCTTAGATGATGACGCTGATGCTGAGCGAGGTTATCCTGCTTATATTATTAACAGGTGTCTTAGTTCTTTCACAGATACTGTGCTTTATGCCAATGAAATGAACAAGAACCCGCATCTACCAAAGAAGATGCAATATGACTTTTTTATAAATAGTGTGAAACCGAGGAAGCGTTTCTCTCCTTGGGCAAAAAAAGATTCTATTGATTATCTTGATGTAGTCAAAGAGTATTATGGTTATAATGACGATAAAGCACTCCAGGCACTCAGGGTTCTCACCAAGGATCAGTTAGATCATATTAAAAAAGCATTGAGCAAGGGTGGAAAACATGAGCGGTGAAACTGAGATCCAGTGGAAGCAAACTGATATGGTAGAAGTGGTTCTCAGTGAACCAGATGATTTTCTTAAAGTGAGAGAAACTCTAACTCGTATTGGAGTGGCATCACGTAAAGAGAAGAAGATCTATCAGTCTTGCCATATCCTACACAAGCAAGGTAAGTATTATATCGTTCACTTCAAAGAGTTGTTTGCTCTTGATGGAAAGCAAACAAACTTCTCTTTAAATGATCTTCAGCGTAGAAATAGAATTGTACAACTACTTTCTGACTGGGGTCTCATCAAAGTAATTGATACTGCTAAGATTGAAGACTTGGCACCACTCAATCAAATCAAAGTCCTTGCTTTCAAAGAAAAACAAGAGTGGACTCTTGAGAGCAAGTATAATATTGGTAGGAAAAAAACTACTGAAGAATGAATCAATTAGATAATCACCCAACTAAGATACCGTATTCAAATCCCAAAATGAATCGGTGGAAAAGTTGGAGAGCAAATACAATGTTTGCTCCTAATTTTGACATCTCAATTTATACAGACAAATACGAAGAATCTTTGGCACAAAGTATTGCGGATTTAATCCGTGATAATGATGTTGGAATGTCTTCTGATGTAGCCAATGCATTGAACACTACCTATCAACGGCAGTGGGCAATGTATAATATATTTGATTGGGATAGTCAACATATAAAACATCTAGCAAACAATATATACGAATCTTACTATTCTTTTATGGAATTGCTTAGAGCAAATCCTTTGCCCAAAGATAAATTATGGATTCGTGGTTGGGCAGTAGTTCTTACTGACGGAGAAAGATTGGAGACTCATTGTCATGCTTTCCACGAGAATACTTATCTGAGTGGAAACGTTTCTCTTTCTGATCTTGGAACTACTACAGACTATTGGTTTCCTAGTCTTAGTTTGTATTTTGATTGGTGGCGTTGCTCTAACAAATTGGGATCTATCACACTATTTCCCTCTTGGTTAGAGCACCGAGTTGAACCAAACGAAACAGGTGAACTAAGATATTCTATTGGGTTTGACTTGTTTACCGAACATACGTTCAGGTTTATTGAAGAGAACCGAAAAGAAGATTCGGAAAACCAGAACGTTATCTTGTTGTCAAAAAAGTTCTCAGAGATATAATTATATGTGTGATGCCGAAAGGGTCACATGTACACGTCGCTTTTTAAGGACAATGGTCACATTCAATTGGGAAACATACACACCATATTCAATCGGGTTCAATGAAACATTCAGCAGACTTGAAGCTCTTGCAGGAGGTGGAACAAATTACCCTCCTTACAACATCATTAACGGATCTGATGGCAGAACCACTCTGGAGATTGCTCTTGCTGGATTTTCAGGCGAAGATATTGAAGTTGAGACAGAACGGAATGTCTTGACTGTATCTGCTCGCAAAGCACCAGAAGAGAAAGAAAAAAATTATTCCCACAAGGGAATTTCATATAGAACATTTTCTAAGAACTGGCAAATGGCAGATGATGTAGAAGTTGAGGACGTTCAGTTCGCTGACGGACTCTTAACTATTTCTCTGAGAAAAGAACTGCCAGAAAAACAGAAGCGTAAGAAGTGGTTCTAAATAAACATGAAGGGGACTTGACGGTCCCCTTTTGATTTGATATACTATAGAAAAGAATTGATCTACTATGTCTGATACCATTGAACATAATGTTCGTGTCCTGAAGTTGGTAACTGGAGACGATATCATTTGTAACTTTACTCAGGTACGAGAAGAAGATAAGTTTGTTGCTTATCAGTTGTTGTATCCTCTCACTCTGACTCTTTCAATTTCTGATGATACGGTTCAGGGAGAAGAAACATATAATGTGCGTTATCGTCGTTGGAATCCTTACACTCCATATGAAGATCATCGCATTGCCCCATCTTCTGTAGTTTCTGCGATGCCACCGTCTCAGGACATTCTGGCAAATTACGTACAGAAACTGAAGCAATCTGGCGTTGATCTTTCTTTCCTACCTAATAACGGAGCTGATATCCTTGGAGAAACTACTCAAAGTGCTGTTACTGAAGGACCAGTGGCTGCTGGCGTCAGTTGATGAAATTGATGGGGTTCAGTTTGGAGATCCAGACTGTATCCTAAACAAACCAATGCTTGTGGAGGGGGACCAGTTGACAGACTGGCTCCCCTTTGCCGACGAAAAGGAGTGTGTGGTCCGATCTTCTGATATAATTACGTTTGTGGACCCGAGTGAGCGGTTGCTTGCTCAGTATTATAATGGAAACGCAGAACTGCTGACTGAATGAAGTTTTACACTAATGTTGAACAAGCAGGCAACCGCCTGCTCTTTCGTGGTTATGAGGGTGGGCAGTCTGTCTCGTACAGGGTGCCCTTCAACCCTACGTTGTACATCCCCACCAAAAATTATTCCGAGTGGCGTACACTTGAGGGCGACTGCGTAGAACCTGTAAAGCAGGGTTCTATCAATGAGGCAAAAGAGTTTGTAAAAAAATATAAGGACGTAGAAGACTTTGATATCTACGGTAACACCCGATATCTTTATCAGTACATTGCTGAGCAGCACCCTGAAGAGGAGATTGCTTACGATGTAAGTAAGATTCGGGTGTTTAATATTGACATTGAGACAGCAGCAGAGAATGGTTTCCCCAATATTGAGACTGCCGACCAGGAGATCCTTGCTATCACTATCAAGGATTCTTACACTGGACGCTTCTTGGTCTTTGGTGCTCGCCCCTTTGACAATAAAGACAACATGGTTGATTACATGCACTTCCGTTCAGAGGAGTCCATGTTGTCTGCGTTCCTAGACTATTGGAACCAAAATTTCCCAGACGTAATTACAGGTTGGAATGTTCAGCTTTTTGATATTCCCTATATTGCTAGGCGTATTGATAGGGTACTTGGTGAGAAGTATACTAAGATGCTTAGTCCTTGGAAGCTTATTTCTTCTCGCGAAATTTTCATTAAAGGACGAAAACAAATCGCTTACGATCTTCCAGGCATTTCTACTCTGGACTACCTTGAATTATATAGAAAGTTCACGTACACAAACCAAGAATCCTACAGACTAGATCATATCTGCTTTGTGGAACTGGGTGAGAAGAAACTGGATCACAGTGAGTATGACACCTTCAAGGAGTTCTACGAGAACGACTGGCAGAAGTTCATTGAGTACAACATCCATGACGTTAGACTCGTGGATAAACTTGATGACAAGATGAAGTTGCTTGAACTTGCTTTCACTATGGCATATGACGCCAAGGTGAATTATGAAGATGTGTTTAGTCAGGTTCGGATGTGGGATAACTATATTTACGTGGAACTTCTGAAGCGTAAGATTGCTATCCCGCCCAAGAAGGAATCAATCAAAGACGCAAAGTATGCAGGTGCTTATGTTAAAGAACCGATTCCTGGATTCTATGATTGGGTTGTTTCTTTTGACCTTAATAGTCTCTACCCTCACCTTATTATGCAGTACAACATCTCGCCAGAGACTTTACAGGATACCAGGCATTCAACAGCAACGGTTGATAAGATTCTTGCAAAGCAGGTAGAGATTGATGGTGAATACGCTGTCTGTGCCAATGGAGCACAGTACAGAAAGGATAAGCATGGGTTTCTTCCTCAGATGATGAAGAAGATGTATGACAGTCGTGTCATCTTCAAGAAGAAGATGATTGAAGCAAAGAAGCAGTATGAGAAAACTCCTACGGTTGAACTCTCAAAAGAGATTGCGAGATGTAACAACATCCAAATGGCAAAGAAGATCTCTTTGAACTCTGCTTATGGTGCTATTGGTAATGAACACTTCCGTTACTATCGTCTCGCTAATGCCGAAGCGATCACTTTATCTGGTCAGGTATCTATCCGCTGGATTGAGAACAAGATGAACGGATATCTAAATAAACTGTTGTCTACAGAGGCAGTGGATTATGTCATCGCTAGCGATACCGATTCAATCTATCTTAATCTTGGACCTCTTGTTAGTAAATTCTTTGCTAATAAGTCTGGCGATAAAGCAGCAATTGTTTCCATACTTGACAAGATCTGCCAAGAGAAACTGGAACCTTTTATTGAATGTTCATATCAGGAGTTGGCGGATTATGTTTCTGCGTATGATCAGAAGATGAGTATGAAGCGTGAGAATATCGCTGACCGTGGTATCTGGACTGCGAAGAAGCGTTACATTCTCAACGTATGGGACAGTGAAGGTGTTAGATATAAAGAACCAAAGATGAAGATCATGGGTCTGGAGACTGCCCGTTCTTCTACTCCAGCGTATTTTAGGGATAAATTGTATGCAGCATTTAAGATCATTATCGGCAAATCAAATGATGAGCTTATCGATTTTATCAATGTCGTGCGAGCAGAAACACGATTGCGCCCTTATGAAGAAGTGGCATTCCCCAGAGGAGTTAACAACCTTGCTAAGTATCGTCACCCAACTGAAATCTACCAGAAAGGAACTCCCATCCATGTGCGGGGAGCATTGCTCTATAACCACTATGTCAAAAAGCACAAGGTAGAAAACAAGCATCCTCTTATTCAAGAGGGTGAGAAGATCAAGTTCATGTATCTCAAGACACCAAATCCTATTCACGAGAACTGTATTAGTTTTTTCGGTGAGTTGCCCCAGGAGTTTGGTCTTGAGAAGTATGTAGATTATCAGACTCAATTCGAGAAATCTTTTCTCGAACCGCTCAAAAATGTGCTACAATGTATTGGGTGGCAACACGAAAAGACCATTACGATTGGGAGTTTCTTCGAGTGAGTAAGAAAATCTTTGTGGTAACATGGACCAACCATGTTGTTGGTCAAATAGGTCAAGAAGATATCAAATGCTTCGAAGACTTCAATACTGCTCGTGCGTTTGCTAAACTCATGAGTCAGTCCTATAGTTATGTAAATTTTTACGAGGAGAAAGTAGATCAATGGGATTCCTAGATAGTGTAATCAAAGAGTCTGGCAATGAGTTTGCTGGTTTTGTTAGCGAGGGGGTTGCTGCTGGCGACATTACAACTTACGTTGACACTGGTTCTTATATTTTTAATGCCCTTGTTAGTGGTTCGCTTTTTGGAGGTTTGCCTTCCAATAAAGTTACAGCTCTTGCTGGTGAATCGAGCACGGGAAAGACTTTCTTTGCTCTTTCTGTCGTTCGTAATTTCCTTGACGCTAATCCTGATGGCGGAGTCATTTATTTTGAGTCTGAATCTGCAATCTCTCGTGAGATGATTGAAACCCGTGGCATTGATTCTAAGCGTATGATCATCATGCCTGTGGGAACCATTGAAGAGTTCAGGACACAAGCCTGTAGGATCCTAGACAAATACATGAAGGAACCTAAAGACGAGCGCGTTCCCATGCTGTTTGTGCTAGACTCTCTGGGTATGCTCTCCACCTCTAAGGAGATGGAGGACATTGCCAACGACAAGCAGGTTCGTGACATGACCAAATCCCAGTTGATCAAAGGTGCCTTCCGTGTGCTAACATTGAAACTGGGTCAAGCACAAGTGCCTATGATCGTCACTAACCATACATATGATGTGATCGGTTCCTATGTCCCCACAAAGGAGATGGGTGGCGGTACAGGTCTTAAGTATGCTGCATCTACTATCATCTATCTTGGTAAAAAGAAAGAGAAGGATGGTACTGAAGTTGTTGGTAACATCATTAAGTGCGAGGCGAAGAAGTCTCGTCTAACCAAGGAGGGTAGTAAAGTTGAGACACGTCTATTTTTTGACGAGCGTGGACTGGACAAGTATTACGGACTACTGGAACTGGGTGAGCAGTACGGAGTCTTCACCAGGAAGGGCAATCGGATTGTTGTTGGGGAATCTTCCGTTTATCCTTCTGTTATACTTGCTAATCCCGAAAAATACTTCACCCCCGAAGTGATGGAGCAACTAGAAGCAGCAGCACAAAAAGAATTCTCCTATGGCAACTGAACGTATTGAACAAACTATCTTGCGTAATCTCCTTTTCACTGAGGAGTATTATCGCAAGGTAGTTCCTTTTTTGAAAGCAGATTACTTCCAAGAATATCATGAAAAAATTGTCTTTGAAGAGATCGCTGACTTCGCTAGTAAGTATGACAAAGTTCCTACTCAAGAAGTCCTTACGATTAATCTTCAAAACCGTAACGACCTTACCGATGATGCGTTTCAGGATTCGTTACAGACGGTACGAGGACTCACAGACGAGTGGGTTGACTACGAATGGCTCCTTGACGCCACGGAAAAGTGGTGCCAAGACAGAGCAATCTACCTTGCCCTCATGCGGTCTATCAAGATCGCAGATGGAGGCGATAAAAAAATATCAAAGGATGCGATCCCAGGTATCTTACAAGAAGCCCTGGCAGTATCGTTCGACGAACACATAGGACATGATTACACAGAACAAGCAGAAGAACGTTATGATTTCTACCACCGCAAAGAGGAGAAAGTTCCCTTTGATCTCGAAAAGTTTAACTTCATTACCAAAGGTGGTCTCTCTAACAAGACTCTCAATGTCGCTCTTGCTGGTACAGGCGTCGGGAAGTCTCTATTCATGTGCCATGCGGCTGCTGCCGCGCTCACTCAGAACTACAACGTTCTCTACATTACATGTGAAATGGCAGAGGAAAAAATTGCTGAGCGAATTGACGCAAACCTTCTGAATGTCAACGTCAAAGACATTCCAGAATTACCTCAAGTTCTCTTCAATTCAAAGGTTCAGGAGATTGCTAGGAAGACTAGAGGTAAACTTATTATCAAAGAGTATCCTACAGCGTCAGCACATGCTGGGCATTTCAAGGCACTGCTCAGCGATCTAAAGTTGAAGAAAGATTTCAAACCCAATCTTATCTTTGTGGACTATCTTAATATCTGTGCAAGTGTGAGGTATAAAGGTGCGATTGTTAACAGTTACACGTATGTCAAAGCGATTGCAGAGGAGCTGCGGGGTCTTGCTGTGGAATGCAATGTACCTATTGTCTCTGCTACTCAAACTACTCGCAGTGGTTATGGCAATAGTGATCCTGATCTTACCGATACTTCTGAGTCTTTTGGTTTGCCTGCCACTGCTGATTTTATGTTTGCCCTTATCTCTACTGAGGAACTTGAACAACAAGGTCGCCTCATGGTCAAACAACTCAAGAACAGGTACTCAGACCTTGTTACCTCAAGAAAATTCATGGTGGGAATTGACAGAGCGAAGATGAGGCTGTATGATGTTGCAGATGATGCTTCATCTATTGGCATTAACCAAGAAGATCCTGGTGAGGACTTCCAGCAATTTGCTGATACACAAAACCGACTATCTAAATTTGCTGAATGGAATGTATGATTAACTTTAATAAGTATGAAGAGTTTGTGGCAACGGTTACTTCCGATTGTTCAACGAACTTTGTTGACTTCGCTGATCGTATTGGCGAGTTGGATCGTGAGGGTGCCAATATTGAGCGTCTCCTTACTGCTGGCGTTGGGATTAATGCTGAAGGTGGTGAGTTCCTTGAGATCATTAAGAAGATGGTCTTCCAAGGTAAGGCTTGGAACGCAGACAATCGAGAGCATCTTATTATTGAGTTGGGTGATATTATGTGGTATGTGGCACAAGCAACCATGGCACTGGGTATCTCTATGGAAGATGTCCTAGATACTAACATCAAGAAACTTGCTAAGCGTTATCCTGAGGGAACCTTTGATGCTTACTACTCTGAAAACCGTGCCGCTGATGACCGATGACTGCTAAGTTTATTCTGTTTACAAAGGACTCTTGTGGTCCTTGTGGTCTCGTCAAGAGATACTTTAGAGCTCTCAACGACGAGCGTACAGAACTCATTGAAGAAGTCCAACTTGAGGACTTCAGCGATGAACCAATCCCAGAAGAGAACCTTGCTCTCGCCAGAAAGTATGGTGTGACTGCTACTCCTGTTCTCATTATCATTGATGAAGAGACAGAAGAACTGCTAGAGACCTACTCCAGCGGTATGCCTATCACCCAGAACATTCGTAAACTCTGGACCAAATACGGTGTATAGTTTCTGGATCCACCTAGTAGCATTCTTCCAAGTTGTCGTGATGAATTGTATTCAACCTGCCAACTGGAAGTATTGCTATCGGGTGGACCAGTGGTTGATCCCAGATCTCGTAGAAGGTTATGAGATCTGGTCTGGCAAGAAGCATCCTTATTCGCAGGAAAAAGAATATCTCAAGAGCATTCCTCCCTCTAAATAATTAGACGGGAGGATTTTTTATGGCTGGACAAGGACTTACGTGGAGTCAATTTAGCAAACGCTATGATCAGTGTTTGCGATCTTGCTATGAAAGAATGAAAAATGACAAACCTTTCATCCTTTTAGATAAGGATAGAGAGTCGGAAGATGGTGTACATATCTACTTCACTAAGATTGCATTTAACATCCCTGCAAAGCAGCGTGGTGGATCTTGGAAGAAAGTAGATAACACATATATTGACTTTGAACCAAAAAGATATTCATCTTACAAGAACTTCAAAGATGCAATCAAGATGATTGGTCTTGATGATAAATCGGAATTACTTGACGCACCTGTAAAAGTTAACTTCTATACATCCAGAGCAAAATCTCTTGCCTCTTCTGTTAATAGTGGTCGTGTTTTGAAGGATGTTGAGTTTGGTGGAAGACCACCTACGGGATCAGTAAGGAGTATTTACTGGGGCAAACTTGGTTTTATGGTTAATGAACTAGATATCTCATATACACTCAATTATCCCACTGCAACCGAAGAAGGCGAGGCAGATTTCATTTCGTCATTCAATAAACAGTTGGAGGAGACTGCTGGTGCCAATGGTGGCAGAGGATTGGACATGGATATTGGTGGTACAGTCTTTGAAAATATCATCGGAGTCAACAAAGTATCGGGTACAGGCAAAGCAGACCTAGTATTTGTGTCTCTGAAAGACAGAAAATTAATAGAAGTCTGCTGGGCATCACACAAGAAAGGATCTAAAGCGAGTGACTTTGGTCAGTGGGGTGGTGTGACAAAACTGTACAATACAAATACTATAGTCAAGGAGTTTGTTGATTATATGCACCAAGTTGTGGGCAGAGATAAGATTTGGGACTTCACTAAGATGGGTGCCACAACACTTGGAATGAAATTGGATGGACCTTCTTATGCAAATCTTAGGAAGTATGCTGTCTATGGACCAAATTATGGTCAAAGCACATTTGGTCCTGAGAAATGTAATGTTGTCTTACAGGGGAACCCGATCATTAAGTATGGTGCGAGACATTCAACACTAGACATGTCAGGACATCTTGTGAAATTTGGTGAGGAAATGACTGGTGACTATGAACCAGTTCTGATGTGTATCAAGAAAGCATCTACCGAGAACATTATCAAGGGTGTAGGTAGAGCAGACACGGGTGGCAAGCCTGGTGGTGGCATCCAGGGAGCAAGATTCTCTATCTTTCCAGGCGGTGGTAGAACTGTCACACACTGGGTCATGAAAAACCAGCAAGGGCAGTATACTGTAAAGGAAGCGTGACACGATGAGCAAGAACACTCACCTAGAGCACCTAGAAGACAGCATCCTGCTAGACGGCAGTCAGGGAGCAAAAGATGCTTTTACATTTCTGGATGAACTGGCACGGACTTTTTCTGGGAAGCAAAGAAATAACTTTAAAATCACTACAAAATGGGATGGTGCCCCCGCTATTTTCTGTGGCATGTATCCTGGCACTGATAAATTTTTTGTAGGAACAAAATCAGTCTTCAATAAAGAAGCAAAGGTCAATTTTACCGACGATGACATTGATGAAAACCATGGACATGCTCCTGGTCTAGTTGCTAAGTTGAAAGATGCTCTGAAGTATTTTCCTAACCTTGGTATTCAGGGTGTAGCACAGGGGGATTTGCTCTTTACTGATGACAAACAGATTAAAACTATCAATGGTGAGCGTTGTGTAGTATTCACACCAAACACAATTACATACTGTATACCTGAGTCTAGTGATCTGTATGAGAAAGCAAAAAATGCAAAGATTGGCGTGGTGTTTCATACAAAATATACAGGCAGAACAGTAGAGACACTGAATGCTCGCTTTGGATATGATGTCAGTAAACTTAGGAAGAGCCGTGATGTCCTGGTTTTGAGTGCAGAAACTGGCGAGATGGGCAATGATCTCATGCTTACGAAGTCTGAGGTTGCAACTCTACAAAGAATGCGTATTGCTTCTAGTAGACTAGTCACAGTATCCTCAAGTTTCTTGGATGAAGTTGCGGAACAGATTGCTGCTAAAGATCAGTTGACTGTAGGTCCGAGACTGAAGATCTATTTCAACACATATGTACGTCAAGGAAGACGAGTAACTAGTGCAACTAAGTTTGTACAAGACTTCAAAGCATACTTTGAAGGTGAGGTGATGAAAGCGGTTGATAAAGTAAAGCAACCAAAAACAAAAGCGGCAAAACTGAAGAAACTCTATGAAGGCATGGAGTTCATTGAAAATAATGAAGACGCACTGATGAAAACTGTGGGTCTATATACTACGCTGCAGAATGCAAAGTTGTTTTTCATTCGCAAACTAGAGAGAGGAGAGCAACTTAGGACATATCTGAGAACAGAAGATGGATATGAAATTACTGCTCCTGAAGGATACGTTGCTATTAGAGAAGACAGTACAGCAGTGAAGTTGGTTGATCGTTTGTCATTTAGCGTAGCAAACTTCAATGTATCTAAAGACTGGGTGGCAGGAGATAAATGAAACGAGTAGTGGTAGCGTGGGGTAGATTCAACCCACCAACAATTGGGCACGAAAAACTTTTTAATAAGGTAAAGGAGATTGCTGGTCAAGATGACTATTTCATCTACCCTACTCACACTCATAAGAAACCTAAGGATCCTTTGCCATGTGATGTGAAGGTTGAGTATATGAAGAAGATGTTTCCGTCACATGCAAAGCATATTATTTACGATACAAGTGTAAACACTATTATTAAATTAATGCAGGAATATCAAGGAACTTATGCTGACTTGACTCTTGTCGCTGGTTCTGATAGAGTACCTCAGTATGAGACACTGATCAATAAATATAACGGTGTTGAGTATACTTACAGGAAACTGGAAGTTGTTTCTGCTGGTCAGAGAGATCCAGATGCCGATGGTGCCTCTGGTATGTCTGCTAGTAAGATGAGAGAAGCTGCATCCGAGGCAAATGTTGCCGCATTTCGTAGTGGAATTCCATCTGCATTAAATGATGCTGACATGATGAAACTCATGAAAGCAGTCCGTGATGGCATGGGTATTAAATGAAAGATTTTAAGAAACTAAGAGAAGAATCTGTACGCCAACAGCAGCGTCAGAAAGAAGTATTCAAAGAGAATGATATTGTTATGTCTGCTCGCACTGGGGTGAAAGGACACATTCATCGTGTGGGTGGTAACTATGCTATTATTATTTCTGAAGACGGAAACATGTTCAGAGAATGGATTAAGAACATCAGGACTATAAATAGACCATAGAAGATCTTCAATTTTAAACAATGGACAAGCAGAGACCTGTTAATAAAGTCGCTCATGATGATGCATATTCATCTACATTGATGGGAATGTATGCAAATTGGATGGGTGGTGATTGCTTCCAAGGCAGCAACATTCCTGAGGCATTTGCTGGCATGGAACCTCAGTCTCATGGTGCTGAAGTTGAAGATACAACGAAGAAGAAAAAGAAAATTGACAAGAAAGAGAAGTCAGTTGCTGAAGACATTGAAATTCTTGAGCGTGAAGAATATGAAATTGATGGCGTAACCTACGTCATTGAAAAGCAGAAAGGTCTAGATGGTAAGGCTTGCTGGAAAGGATACAAACTTGCTGGCACCAAGAAGAAAGGTGGCAAGACAGTTGATAACTGTGTAAAAGAAGAGAAAAAGGAGAAGTGTCCTAAGTGTGAGGGCAAGGGTTGTGGTCATTGTGACGATAAAGGTTATCACATGAAGGAATACTTTGAGAAAGAGGATGGTAAGATGGTGAAGAAGCACAACTGTGCTGCCAAAGTCAAGAAAGAAGGCAAAGAATACTTCTGCATCCCTGAGCAACACACTATGCTTGAGGATGGAACTGTAACTCACTACGATCTAGTTAGCGAGAAGGGCGAAGTTCTAAGAAACGTTCCCGTCAGCGACCTTGAGATTGTTGTTGAGAAGATGCATGAGCACGTAGTTAACTATGCTAAGAATCTTGAGGTTCTTGGTGAGAAGAAACTAGATCCAGTCGGTAAGGCAGATGCTGATATTGATAACGATGGTGATGTAGATAAGTCTGACAAGTATCTACATGCACGTCGTAAGAAGGTCACCAAGATCATCGCGATGTCAAAGAAAAAATGAAATCGTTCAACCAACTTCGCGAAGAGTGCGAAGACAAGTACGAAAAGAAAAAGAGTAAAAAGAAAACCGTAGAGGTTATGCCTCAAGTCAAAGACGGTGCTGGTAAACTCATGGGTGTGAAGGAGGAAACTTTAAATGAAAAGGCAGTCTCCAAAAAACAACAAAAATTCATGGGTATGGTCCGAGCTGCTCAGAAGGGTGAGGGAGCGTCGTCGCCTGAGGTTGCCAAAGTTGCTTCCAGCATGAAGAAGAAAGATGTGAAGGACTTCGCATCTACTAAGCACAAAGGTCTCCCTGAAAAAAAGAAGGTCAAGGAGAACTATGACAAGGGTGAGTATGATTATGAAGGAGACATGGCGAAGACACAACTAAAAGGTGTCATCCGCAACGCCCAAGAACTTCATGATCTACTACAACCAGCAGACAATCTTCCTGAGTGGGTTCAGTCAAAGATCACTCTTGCTGCTGATTATATACAAACATCTGCGGATTACATGAAGAGCAAATAAATAGTTTGGCACATCATGTCAAATTACCATGCTCTCATTCTTACTTCCCCTTGCGGCTAAGATCGTAAAGGATGCCGTTGCCAAAGTTCCTGACAACGAAGAACTAGGAGAAAAACTAGTTGAGATCTGCCTACTCGTTCTAGAGAAAGCAGTCAAATTGACTAAGACCGATATGGATGACCAACTTCTGGAAGTGGTCAAGAAAGCAATTGCTGCCCGCGAGGAAGCATGATAGTTGGGGGACCTAAGTCCCCCTTCTTTATAAATAATCGTAGTCACAGTATAAACTTGGAGCGTATCAATGTCTCTATACGGAAGAACTGACTCGGCAACCAACGTCACTAAAGCTGGAAGAGGTATTGCTGCGTCAGAACAAGCAAAAACTGTTGTTTTCGTTGATGAAACGGAAGCAGCACTAGCAGAAAACAAAGCACGTGGAATCAATGCCCCTGGTTGGTGGTCATATTTCACATATACAGATGGTTCTGGTAAGACTCGTCATAAGGCAGAGCACTTGGTATTCATCGCTAATCCCGATACAATTGAAACTCAACCTGATGACGCTATCGCAGCAGACGTTCAGAACATCGTTACTATTTCTGCACAACCTGCAGATGCATCAGTAACAGCACCTGCAACTGCAACCTTCTCTGTTACTGCATCGGTTACAACTGGTACAGGTACGATTGCATACCAGTGGCAACTCAGCACAGACAGCGGTGCTTCGTTCTCTAACATTTCTGGGGCAACATCTGCTTCTTACACAACTCCTGCAACCACTGCAGTAACGTTTGATGAGAACGGATATCAGTACAGAGTCAAACTCACCACCGATACTGGTGCTGCTGAAGTAGTCTCCGCTGCTGCTACATTAACTGTTGCATAATTTCTAAATGAAATTTGATGAATTGAATCAGGATAACTGGATCCTCTTTGCCATTAAAAATTATAATAATGCACAGTCAGTTACATACTCTGACTTTGAAGAAGATCTGAAGAAATTTAAGTACATTAAAAGACTCTTCCGAAGATATGAAACTTCTGGAGAATTGAAACAGCATTTGATATTAAATCATATCATTCTGTTGTATAATGTATTTGGGGAGGCAGCAACGCCTCTCCTCTTCTTCAAGATAGAACAAAACTACTGGCCAGTCTTAAAGTCATTCCTTTTATTTCTGGACAGACTTCCCCCAACACTAAATAAAGATATCAACGAACAATGTCTGAAGGAATTGAATCTGATATGAATAGCATCTCAGAGATGGTTGCAGGTGATGGTAGTGGTCTTTCATTGCCACCCGCTTTTGTTTTTGTAAACCCCAGACAGCATCGTAAATATAAAAAAGGCAACCAAGATAAGGTTGATGGGCGTACCAAAGGTGCCCGTGCTCTTATGTCTCGTATCAATCGTAGAAAAATGAAAGAACAGGTAGAAGAAAATATCATTTCTGAGGCTGCTCCATCGGAGACTGAAAGAGCCCAGAAACAGATTGGGCAAATGAAGAAGCTCAATCGTCAAAAGGATCTTCAGAAAAAGCGTGACGAAGCTAAGAAGAAGATGCAATCCAAGACGAAAGAAATGGATGTCCTTATGAAAGCACGTCTTTCAGACTTTAAAAAGAAAGCATCTTCACAGACGAAGAAACTTTCTAAGATGAATAACTCTGTAGAATTTGAAAACGGTGAAAACATTATGGAAAACCAAGATGTAGTACAGGTTGCACTGGATGTAGCAACCAGCGAACTGAATCCAAGTGGCGAAGCATCATTCGCAAAGATTAAGTTCGGTGATGGATCAACTCAGAACCTAGATAACTTCTCAGCAAAGCGTATTGCTGCTTGTTATGCTCAGTTAGATGACACGC